GAACGATGTCGTTCTAGGGGTGGTATATCGTGTGTCGTACCTTCCAAAAAGATTCAAGAACGCGATCGAATCTGAAGTTGTAGCAGCCGATCCGGATACGATAGCCACAGTTGGTGTCGTGGTCGAAACCACAGGAGCTAGATCATGATTGACAGCAAAGTCGAGATACAGAAGATGCTCTTCTTCCTGGAATTTTGCGGGATCGGTATTGAGAATTCGACTAATGTAATTGCTGTCATTTGGGTCCAAAGATGCTGTCAAGATTTTAAGTCCGTCTTGGCTCTCATCGTAACTCCAGCCCTTTCCAGACGATGAGCTGATCATCAGTTTGAAATACTTCGTTTTTGATAGAGGACTACCATCAATAGCACCGACAGTTGCTGCGCTCAAGCTATCTGACTCTAGGTTTGAATACGAACCGGAGTGATCCATGGCCATCAACCTTGTGCCAGTTGCCATGAGGACCACACCTCGAACCAAGTTCATTGCTGATGCATTGCTAATGCTGCCATTGTCTGTGAAGATTGGGAATCCATTTGTCTCGTCATTGTCAAGAGCGTTGTGACGTGCAACAATCAATTGAACGTAACCCTGATTACCTGGCTTTGATGTATCATCTGATGCTGCACCTACAATTCTGAAACCTGCATTTTTTACTGCGCCTGAGTCTCGAGTCGTAGCGATATCTGTGCTTGTCTTATTTGTGCCGGCGCCGAGGACTCTGACGTAGGTCAGAGCTGATCGATTTCTGAACCATTGCTCAACAGCATAGGGTCCAAATCGTCGTGAATCTAGTCCACCAAACTTCGTCTGGAAATCATCAAATGATCCCACTGTGACGGGAACAAATGCCGGACCCTTTTCGGCGGTACCAACAATTCCTGCCGGAATGCCAGATGCGGCTACCTTAACCTCCGAAATGTCAATTTCTTGGTCAAAAAATCCGGGTGATCTAAATGTCTGCTCAGCCATGTCTTCTCCTGTGTTTTGCGAACTTACACAACAACTGCCATAAGTATCTTTGAAAATGTGGAATCATCATAATATTAGATAATCTCACGATAGATTGTTTCTCCGCGACGGGTGGTTCGTGTCTTTACAACGCTCATCGAGCGTATTTCTTTTCTTGTGAACGGATCTATTATTGTCTCAACTGTTGTCTCACGTAGATCATTAACAGCACCACCAATAAGAGCGCTATCATCCTGTATTGTTGCTCGTGAACTTAAATTTCTGGGGTCGCTGAGTGATGATGCTGATTGACCGCCGATAGCTTGTCCTGGGAGTGGTGAAACAATATTTCTCGAATCATTCAAAACATAATCGACGGTGTCTCCGCTTGGAGCACCCACTTCTACTGCATCCAAAATTTGTGCAGATGTTATGTCCATCTCGAAAATTACTTGAGGACTTGACAAGATAGATCGGAGCCTTGCCGGTGAACCGTCATACGTCTCGCCTAATAAATATCCCGGCACTTTCAAAGTGAATGATGTTCGAATAATTCTCTCGTCATCAGTAAAGTCATCAAAATTGTTGCTAGGATCAAACCCTGCTTCCATGTATGCTACAAATGTGTATCCCTTCTGAGACTCCAGACGAAATGTTCGTTGCTCATAGTTTTGAGCATTGGTCATTATTGCCATCACGATGTCATTCATTTGCATTACGTATTGGGCCCACACTGTTATTTCATACGTTGCTGTCACAAAAATCGGTGGCGGCATCTCAATGACTTCGTAGATGTTGTTTCCAAGCTCAGGCGAAAGCAGGTTTCCTTTCTTTCTTTGGCGGCTCACTTGAGAAGCATCTCTTCGGGTCGCGATTCTTCCAGGCTTTGCACCTTGAAGGGGCGCTGCAGTGTTGTCATTTAGAAAAGCTTCGTCAGTTGCCAAGTCATCGGAGTTTTTGAGGCCTGTCTTGTTTAGCCAATGCTGGTATCTCGGGTCTTTTTTTGACAGCTTTTTTCGGATGATGTGTGGAACAATCGTATTAGATGACATTCCCATCTCATTATCCATCGAGAGCGAAGACCTCATGATAGAGATGACAGGCAGAATTAATGCACCTGCTCCATCACGCAAAGGCTTCTTTCTTGCAATCAATGCGAATCTTTCTCCTGCCGCGAAGACCACAGGAATTCTTTTTTGCTCATCCTTGTAAGTGTATGTTAAGGGCAAGTCTTTATTGAACAGATCAAACAGTGTCCTGTCAATGTCCTCAATAGAGCACGATGGGAGCTCGACGTTTGTATCTGTTGCATTCTCTCCGGCCAAAGGTGGGTTTCCTTGTCTGGCAGCTTCAAGTTGCTCACGTATTGACATAGTTACTCACTCTCATCGTAAAAAGCAGATCCCGCGGCTGTATCGTCACCCTTTGGTGAGACTTCTGCCGGTCCGGTTATTGGTGCTTCGAGGACACCCTTTTCTTGGAGTGCACGCTTATCACCGGTGGGGCCAAGTCGATTTTCCTCGAAGCCTCGTTGCTGGACAAATGTATCTTGAACTGCATCAGCATCTGTATAGTGCTCAAATGTCGGTCCAATTGGATCTCGAGATAGCTGGCCCTTTCTTGCTTGACGACCCGTCAGCTTAACACCCATTATATGCTCAATCTGCCCGTAAATTGATGTATCCAACTGGTGCTGTATCACTTCGAAGAACGTGACATCATACGAGAAATAGTCGCCAATTTTTGTATCGATGCCCTTGTCGAGCAGGTCGCGGTAATGCAAGTAGACTTCAATGGTGTAGAACTCTTCAATTCCGAAACGATTGACTCTGACGTCTTCTGGCTTGTACTCCACTCGACCTTCGATTTCCACGGGCGGGTCGAAAATCTTGTCAGGTGACTCCTCGTAGACATCATGAATATTCATCACATCCGGGCGAACGGAGTAGTAATAGATTTTTTGCCCTACAACATCCTTGATGAGCTCTTTGCTCAAATCATTTATGAAGTCGATCTCTCTGGGTGTGATGAAAAGTCTGGCCATTGTTTACCCTATGAAGATCGCGCGACCGTTGGGCACAGGAATGCCTCGGAGCACTTTTTGTAGGTTTTCAACAGCAGCTGCCTCTATTTCAAGAAGCTTCTCATATGTTGTCGATTCAAGCATTTCACGCAATGACGTGGTCAATTTCTCCTTGTCTTCTCGGCCCTGAGATACTAACTCGCCGCCGTTCAGCGTCAAGTCACCGCCAGGTATTGGAACAGATGTAAACTTTGTCCGGACAAGGCCCAAAAGCTCTCTACACAGTGCCAGACAATACTGCCTAACCCACTGCCGGCCGACTGAATTGATATTTGAAAACTGAATGTTGCCGAAAGGAATGTTCGACATGTTTGAGACACCGTAAATTGACGGATCTGGGACATCTGGATTCAGAGGGTCAGAAGCAAACTGGACTCTCATCCATAGCTTCTTTGCACTCACAGTTGTAGGCGTTGGAAATATTCGAATATTCTTACCAACAATTTTGAACGTATAATTGGAACGCCTTACTCTACTTGAAAGATCAAGCATTCCTCCGCGAAGAATATCCTCAAAGACCGGTAAAACATAGAAGACAGTCTCCGGAGTGAATGACTCAAATGAGAATTCATTGTTGAGGTAATTGACAGCAGACGAAGCATCAAAGAATCGATAGGCAGCATGTGGACTGTAATGGAAAACCTCCATGATCTTCATTTTTCCACCAAGCTTATTCAGGCTACTGCTGAAAATCAGATTTCCTGCTGTGTCCTTGAGTGACTCATACATATTGTAGTCTTGTTGCCCGTGAACGAGATCAATTGACCCAGAGATTGAATCGTACATTCCTCCTAGACCGGCCTCTGTTGAGTAGGGCTCTGCCTTTCTGAGGAAGAAATCCAGTGTCTCTCGTGAGAACTTCTGTTCGTCACCCGCAAGTGTACCTGTTGAAATTCCCAAGAAATTAGTGAGTTGACTCTTAGCTTGGTACTCATTAACGATTCGGCCGTACTCAAACAGTGACTCCTCAAAACACGTCCAGATCATCTTCTTAGTCAGCTCAACACTAAGTACATCGTCGCCTAACTTTCTCTTGACAAAAGTGACCATTCCATCAGCTTCAGTTTGGAAGTCAGTATCGGCATCAAATAAACCAAATGATGTTGGATTTAGTGTATTAAGAAAACTAGACATGGCAACCTCGACTCTAAATATCGAGTCGGGTGCAAGTTCGACTCAAAGAAAATTCTGTATGACTACAGCGGCACCCATCAAAAACTGGACTACAAGAAAGACTGTAACTGCTCGCGTTTTGAAAGTCTCAAACTCAGCAACCTTGTCAACGTGCTCTTTCATCTGGACAGAAGACCAGACGTTATCGACCTTCTCTTTCCAGGCTACGAGTTCGTTTACCTTTGACTCACGCATCTCGAGGCGCTGAATAGCTGCTTGGACTTTCTTCATCTCGGCAGTTAATGAATCAATTCCGGATGCTAGTGTTTCTAGCTCTTTCAATACGAGTTTCGAATATTCATTCCAGCCATTTTGATCATTTGGTTTTTTGTCAGACATTTTCGACCTCATAGTTATCTAAAATTGACTTCTTGATCTTGCCGAGCTTGTTTGATCTTGGAATATCGTCGCAATTCAGTATCTCCACGATTTGATCAAACATCTTTGCCTTCTTGTCGCGACGTGTTTCTACGAAGTCAACAGTGGCAAGAAGAGAATACAACTTCTCAAATCTTCGGGTGGCACCAAACTCTTCTTTCTTTTCCAGCACAGAATACCCCGGTCAAGATCGATTATGTACCAGAGACTGTAACAGTTCCACTTGTCTCAGCAGAACCAGTCAAAGTCCTGTGTCAATCACAAGTCTTCAAATGTTAAATATCGACACCAGTTGAAACCGGCACGAAAATTAGGGCTTGAGCTTGTATTTTGTGACAAGGGTGTTACAAATTTTGCGTTTTTCTAGCTTTGAGAAAAACTTCTTATTCGTCAAGAAGGTCGATGCCCCTTTGTCTACCATGTTGGTAGCAATTAATTTAGATGTTGCGCGTGAAAGAGGGCAATATTTGTTGTTCATCAAGTCATAACAAATACCTTGAATTTTTTGTGATCGAATCTCCGCTTGCTTTACCTTGGATACCTCAGGCTTGGACTTGGGCAGAGGCGGCGGTGGCGGAATTACTTCCTTGACTCTCTTCTCAATAGTCTTCTCTTCCTTCTTTTCAGATGACTTCTTTGGGGCCTGTGAAAAAAATGACTTCTTGTTCTTATTTTTCTTTTTGTCTTTGCTCATGAGTATGGTTTCCTTGCCATCTGGCTAGGAATAAGTATTGAGTCAAACGAAAGTTGACTCCTTGCGTGTAAATCAATGGCAATGTGTAGTATAATTTTTCCAGGAGGTTATCATGCTGCAACTTCTGAAGAGGCGAGTGCATCAGCTTTTCTGTCGTCACATGGGCAGTTTATCGCACTGGGAGATTGATCCCAAAAATCTTCCGGGGTGGCGTGGAATGAAGTGTGCCAAATGTGGGAAGGAGTGGATTTGTTTCTGAGATAGTGTGGTTCCCAAATGAAAATGGAACTTACAGTGTTGATTGTCCCCTCTACATTTAATGCGCAGGAGCAAAAATGACATACAAGCTGGTGATGCCCGAACAACTCGAAGACTTCAAAGACAACAAGTGCTACATTGATATGAAAGCATATCTTGGCAATGCTGGGATGTTTGCACCAAATGTTATGAAGGCCTACTTGCCATCTGCCCTTCTTTTCTATGTCAACGAAGAGGGAAAAGTTACCTCCATGGCGAAATCTGTTGGAAGCGAGCGTGTTTCCCTTGAAGAGCTCACGTCACAGGATGGATTCTTTTTAGCCTATTTTGCACGAGCTCAAGTGATTTACAACGCTCGAAATGAGATGGAAAGAGATCCGGATCCAAAATATCGATTCTGTCAGATTGAAAGAGAACTTCCTGACGAACACTTTGCTG